ACAAAGATAAAAAAATCTATCATTGTGGTGATAGATTTAAAAATGAGATAATTATAACTAAAAACTTATAAATTATATTTACTTGCAAATTCAAATGCTTCAAATTCATTTAACTCTTTAATAAATTTTGGAATATTTTCAACTTTAATTTTACAATTTAAATATTCATCACGTTTAATATAACGATTAACTATATATTCATCTAAATATATTTTAATATAATCTAATAGTTTATAACAAATAATAAATTCATTTTTTCTTGGATTTAAAAAGTCATTTTGATTTATAAAAAAAGATATATTTATACTCCCTTCAGTAAACAATATTTCAATTTTTAAAATATCAATAATTCCATCTTTGGTTTTTTTATCATATTTAAAAAAGATACCAAAATTTTCATTATTTGTTATTATTCTTGATTTAGGTATATTATTTTTTTTATTAATATATTCTAAAATATCAGTTAGAGTTTTTTCCAATTGTTTAATAAGAAATGCAGAATAAATACCATTGAGTTCATTAGCAAGTGAATCTTCAATATCCTCAAAATATTTTAAATATTTCATTATTCTTTTTTAGTTTTAACAGCGTCTTTTAAACTAAATTTTTTAATAACCATAGGTTCTTCAAGAGATTCAACATACACATCTTTACCTTCAATTCTATTTACAATACCTTTAACTTTATCATTATCAATAACTTGACCTGCATTAAGTATTGGTCTTTCTTTTGGTGTTGGTGGATCTATTTGAAAGTTATTAAAAAACGCAATTTTTTTGTTTTCTTGATCTTTAACTGCTGCAATACCAAAATTAGGATTTTCTTTTAATTCTTTTTCTTTACCTAATATAGAATAATCTGATTCATAATCTTTTGACTCTTCTATTTTAAAATTCTCAAAATTTTCGATTTTATTTTTCATTTTATTATTATTATTATTTTCTTTAACTAAAGGCTTATTTACTAATTTTGATTTAAACGCAATAGTTTGTAATTTATTATCTTTTTCAGTAAAATCTTCATAAGAGTCTATGTTATTATCCACAGGATTGCCTATATATTGTAGATTAGGTAAATTATGATTAAGTTTATCGTTAGATGTTAAATCTCCGATGTCTTTTCCTTTTGTTTCACTTCTTAGTTTTTTTAGTTGTCTAAGAGTTGTTTCTCTTGGTAGCATAATATATTTTTTATTTATATATTAAAAAAAAATTATAAAAAATCTTAACGGATCAAAGATGAATTATATATATTATAAAATATTTAGTTGAATATGAATAATGTCATATTAGGTGATATTTTTCATGATATAATTAAAAATTATTTATATTGGGTTGTTTATGATATTGATACAATTTTTGGTGATTTTAATAAGTCCGATGGTTAAAGGAGAAAATAAGGAATTTACAATAACTTGATTATCAAATGTTTTCCGGAACAAAAACCACAGATTTCGGGAGTGTTTTTGGTTTCCCCGACCATCGGAAAACAGGGTAGGAAATTCAATAGGAAAAAATGAGCGAAATATATGAGTCTTTTTGATATAAAAATAACTGATAGAATAGAAATATTTTCAAAATATAATTTTGAAGAAGAATTGACTGTTATAGTATATGATTTAAATAATATTGAATTATATAGAGTTAATTTTTTATTTATTAAAAATATATTATATTGGATATCTATTAATCAATTAGATAATATTAAAATAAATATTTTAGATCAAAATGATATAATATATTCATATAATAATATAAATAATGATTATGTTTATATAACATGTGGTGATTTATATTACATGGATATTATTGAGAAATTGGTTATTTCACTTTTAAATGTATCTAAGCAAAAAATTATAGTATATGGAATAAACTGCAAAATACCTTTTGATTATCCTAATTTAATTAAAAGAGAGTTTAATACCCTTATTAAAACTCCACATGATAAATGGTTTTGGAAGCAACAAGTATGTATCGAATCATTAAAAGAGAATTATAATAATTATGTGTGGTTAGATGGTGATATAATTGTAAATTTTAATATAGATTCTATTTCTAAATATTTTTCTGAAATTGAAAATTATCCAATAGGTGAAATACATGTTCAAGATGAACAAATTTATAATAGAAATGGTAATATTGAACTTTTAGGTGAAAAAATATGTGAACATTTTGGTATAAATAGAAAAATTTTGAAAAAAGATTTGCATGCTTGTTTTTTTGTTTATAACCAAAATTGTAAATGGTTTTTTGAAGAAATAATAAATACATATCATTCAATATACGATCAAGGTTTGTATGATAAGTTATTAGTATGGAATGATGAAAGTTTACATAATTTTATGCATAGTAAATATGGATTTACTAAAACTTTACCTTTATCTAATCTTGCTCTTCTTTGTAATCATAATAAATATAATTCAAATCCAAAAGTATTGAGAATTTTTTATGGGTATTGGAATGAGGATGCACCTAATAATTTCGGAGAGCCTTTTGGATGGAGTTATGTTCCAGAAAACAAAGAGCAAATATTATATTTTCATGAAAATAAAAATTTAGAAGATGCAAATCAAATGATTCAATTTATTAAAATGAAAACAAATAATAGTTTTAATGATTCTAAATGGTTTTTTATAGATAAATATAAAATACATAATTTTGAATTAAAAAAATCTAATACTGAGTTAGATAAAGAGTATAATGAAATTCCATTATTTGAAAAAGAAGAATATCCTATATATAATAATAAAGTTGTTGTAGATATTGGTGCAGGTATTGGATTTTTTGAAAGATATTGTTATTTAAAAAATGTTTCAAAGATAATTTGTTTTGAAAGTAACGAAAAAAAATATGAATTATTAAAATTAAACGCACATAAAGATACAAAATTATTTAATACAGATGCAATAGATAATTATAATATAAATTATTTATTTGACTCTAATTTAATTTCAGAAATTGATTTATTAAAAATAGACAGTAAGGGAAAAGAAAAAGAAATTTTAAATAATATAAATGAATCTAATTTAATGAAAATTAAAAAAATCTCAATTAAATGGTGTGATTTTTTAAAATATAACGACGATGTACAACATAATATATTAGATTATTATTTAGTAAGAGGATTTAATTGTTTGGCTCAAAGTGATAGAATATATATTCATAAAATAATAAAATAAATGATAAATTATTATATAGAAGATTCTCATAAATTTAATTATTATACAGATAGTGACACACCTATTGATGCTAAAATAACAGTACTTGAGCATAATGTGATAGTTTACGTAACTGAAATTACATTAAGTAAAGATGTTACTTATTTTACACATTTAACAAATGGTTGGAATGATAAAAAGATAATTATTTTAAATACAATAAGTAATGATGAAATAATATTTGATATGCCAGGTGAAATTAGCAAATTAACAGAATCACAAAAAATAAAATTTAATAAGTATTGTAAATATATTATTTTAAGTGATGTAAGTGAACTTTGCGATATAATGAATAAACAAGGTAGTGATAAAGCAAGTAAACCTATAAATTCAGGATCAGCAGGTCATAATTATACAAGATATTATAGTCAAATATTTGAAAAATTTAGATATGATGAAATAAATTTATTTGAATTAGGATTAGGTACTAATAATTTAAATATAGAATCAAATATGGGTGAAACTGGTATACCAGGAGCATCTATTTTTGGTTGGCAAGAATATTTTAGGAATGGACATATATTTGGTGCTGATGTAGACACCGGGTGTCTTTTTAATACAGATAAAATTAAAACTTTTTTTTGTGATCAGACAAATCCTTGGATAATTAGGCAAATGTGGAATAATAAATATTTGGATTTTAATTTTGATATTATTATAGAAGATGGTTTACATACATTCAATTCTAATGTTATATTTTTCGAAAATTCTTATTATAAGCTTAAAAAGCATGGAATATATATTATAGAAGATATTTATAATGAAGAAATTCCTAATTGGTTAAATAAATTTGATGAGTATGAAATAAAATTTCCTCAATTTAATTTTGAATTAATTCAATTAGAATGTAATCATAATGTAGGTGATAATAATTTAATTAAAATAACTTATAAATGATATTTTGATTCTATTTTTTTAATTTTTGATTCTCTATCTAAAAGTATTAAATATCTTTATATAATTTAATGATAAATAATATAGAAAGTTTATTCTTTTTACTAGTTCTTTGAATTAATGATAGGTGGTTTCACAACAAAAATGGTCTTGTTGTGAGTAAAATCATTAGAGTTATAAGTAACTACACTTATGTTACGAAAGCCAAGTAACGTTATAACTTAAAGTAAATCTTGATTTTAAAATCAAGTCTAGGACCGAGTTCATCCGAAGTAACGCACCAGGAGACCAAGCCAACAGGCCGTTATTGAATGGTGAATCAAAATGTAAGTAGTGAAGGTTAAATTTCATTATTTTACGGAACTATTTTACCATGTTCTGATAGAACAATATTTTTATTTCCACATTTTGGACAAGTCAATAAAATTGTTCTTACTAATGAACTTTGAATACTTTTATTCTCAGTTGATTCATTAAAATCGCGTTACAATCATTACAATGATATCTCATATTAAATATGGCAATCAACAACTGTTAATAATGTATCTTCTGGTAAAGAGTTAATTAAATTATTGAATTCATCTTGCCAACTATCTTTTTCGTTAGATGAAATTCCCCACCATCCCATTTCACCTTTTTCATACCATTTACCATCTTTTATGACAGCATATGTTGAGAAATTTAAATTTCTTCTAATATAATCTTCTTTTGTATCATTTTCTTTTAAAGAATATAACCAATAAATAGTCTTATCATCTTCTGAAATCTTTTTTTGTATATCAATCCATTGTGCTTCTAATTCTTTTAAATTATCTTTTCTCATCTCTTCAAAATCAATATCACAAAGCCTAATACTATCTACATAACCTTCTTCAGCATCTGATGCCATTAATCCTGGTCTTCCAACAGTTATATCATCGGGATATTTAGGATTTTTTTTAACTTTAAAAAAACCTGTCCACCTACCACCAATTTCATACCAATCCCATTTACTATTTGGATTAGTCCAACGACCCCAAACATCATCTTGTTTTAAATATCCATGATAATTTTCAGCAAAATCCTCAATATTTTTATAATAATATTCTGGTTTATCATTTATAATTCTTTGAAAATCTTGCTCTATTTCATCCTGTGTCATTTCTTCTATAAATTCTGCTCTTGGATCTTCTTGTATTTCTTTTCTATCCATAGAACATTCTAATTCATAATATGGCTCTAATTGCGTTTCGACATTCTCGCCGATTACTAAACATGTAAAATGTGACATAATATATCTTTTAAATTAAAAAATTATAATAATTCATTTGCAATATTTGCTAATTCTGATCTTTCGCCCTTTTCTAATTTTACATGAGCATAAATAGATTGATTTTTTATTTTATCTATCATATGAGATAATCCATTACTTTGAGAGTCCAAGTATGGTGTATCTATTTGATTTATATCACCTGTAAATACAATTTTCGTTCCTTCTCCTGCTCTAGTTATAATTGTTTTTATCTCATGTGGAGTTAAATTTTGAGCTTCATCGACTACAAAAAAAACATTAGATATACTTCTACCTCTAATATAAGCTAAAGGCTCTATTACTATTTTCTCATCTTTAATACAATCACTAATAAATTTATATTCTTTATCTGTTTCTTTATATTGATTTTGAATAAATCTTAAATTATCGAACAGCGGAAGCATATATACAGAGGTTTTTTCACTTACATCTCCGGGTAAATAACCTAGTGACTTGTCACTTAACGGTACTATAGGTCTTGCAAGATAAATTTGTTTGTATTTGTCTTTTTGATGAAGAGCTGCAGCCAATGAAAGAAGCGTTTTACCAGTTCCAGCAACACCTTGTAATGATACTAATTTAACATCAGGATTTAATAATGCGTGAAATGCAAAAATTTGTTCTGAATTTCTTGGTGTTATTTTATAACAAGTTTGCTTTTCTATTTTTTCAATTTTTTTGGTTAAACTATTAAAATAAGCTAGAACAGAAGATTTATTATTTCTAATAATAAGATATTTATTATTGTTAATATCCTTGTAACCTATTTCCTCAGGAGAACAAAATCCCTCATTATATAATTTATTAATAACTTCATTATCAATATTTTCCAATAAAATTTTACCAGTAAATAATTTTTCAGTATCTTTAATTTTACCAGTTAAATAATCTTCAGCATTTAAATTTAATGATTTAGCTTTTAATCTAAGATTAATATCTTTTGTTACAAGTGTTATTTTTTTTGTTGGATGTTGTCCAGCTAAGGTTAGTGCACAATTTAATATGTGATGGTCAGCTTTATTATCTTGAAAAATCTTTGTAGCATCAACAGTAGGAGATTCTGTCATTATTACTCTAAATCTTCCTTTATTTTTATTAATAGGTATCCAATTTGTTAAAGTGTCTTTATTTGATAACTTATCTATATTTCTAATAAATTCTCTTGCTTCGAAATTTATTGTATCATTTCCTTTTTTGAAGTTATCTAATTCTTCAAATACTGTAATAGGTATGGCAACGTCATTTTCTTCAAAATTATAAATAGCGTTGTGATCATAAAGTATTACAGACGTGTCTATAACAAAAATTTTATTACTACTTTTTTTATTCATTTATTTTATTTATTTTTTAAAAAGGTAAATCAAGATATTCATCATCTTCTTCTTCTGTGTTGATCTTGCTATTAAGTTTAGTTAATCTTTTCTTTTTAAGTACTTTAGTTTGACTGAAACATGATTCTATTCTTTTATTTTCAGCATTTAACATCGAAAAATTTGAATTAAGTATTTCTAATATTGCTTCATATTCTTTTAAATATGAATAATATGTATCTATTTTTTCAGTATCAATACAATCAGAATCTTCTATAACATTTAGAAAATTCTGATGTATCTTTTTAAAAGAAATATAAATATCTTCAATTTTTTGTTTTACATGCATCAGATTATTATAATTTATTTCCATTTTTTAATTTTTTATAAATTTTATAAGTATGATCAAATTCATTATTTTCATCCTTTGATTTAAATTCATTATATATTAATGACCAATCATTAGAAAGTTTTGGAAAAAAGGTATCACCTTCAATAACAATATGTACCAACGTTAAATATATAAAATCAGCCAATTCTAAGAATTGTTTATATATAGAACCACCACCAATAATAAACACTTCTACATCTTCATCATAATGAGATTTAGCTTTGTTTAAAGCATCTTCTATATTATATGCTGATATTACTTTTTCTGCTGTAAAATTAGGATTATCAGTTAAAACAATATTTAATCTATTAGGAAGTGCACCTTTAGGTAAAGATTCAAATGTTTTTTGACCCATTATAACTGGATTACCTGATGTAATTTCTTTAAACCTTTTTAAATCATCACTTAGTTTCCAAAGCAATTTATTATCTTTACCAATAGCCAAATTTTCTGATACTGAAACAATTATACTAATTTTCATATATAGATTAAAAAGTTATTTGTGATTTTATATTTAAATATTTCATTAAAGTTTACAATAGGGTGGATTTTCTCTTTTATGATTATTATTAACAATCATATTTTCAATCTTTTCAACAATTTTATCATCAAAATTATAATTTTTATAATTCCATTCTAATCTTTCATATTTTGGCAATTTTATATATTGCATATATTCTCTTTCTCTTAATTCTAAATAACGGTCAATTTCACTATAAGTAATTCCTATTTCATCTTCATCTGTTTGATCATCAAAAAGTCCAGCACTGGGTATTCTTGATATTATTCCGTTTGGTATATTACCTAATTGCCTTGCCATTTCAAAAACTTCATATTTAAAAAGATCTGCAATTGGTTCAATATCAACACCAGCACCACCATCACCAGCTTTAGTATAATAACCTAAATATTCTTCAGTTTTATTTGTTGTACCAAGAACTAAGCATTTTCTACTTTCAGCATAGGCTCGAATAGTAGTCATTCTAAGTCTGGCTTTGATATTTGAAGAAATCATTTTATTGGTATTTTCTAATTTAGATAATTGCTCATATATAGACTGTGCAGAATTATCTAATTTAATAATTATATAATCAATATTAAGACTCTCTGCTAATTTAATAGCATCGTTAATATCTTCTGTTCTTGACCTTTCACCATTATAAGTGCAAGGTAAAATTATACCGTGTACATTTTCTTTACCTATAGCTTTTACTGCCAATGACGCAGATAATGCAGAATCAATACCACCAGACAACCCAATAACATAACCTTTAAATGATGTGGTCTTTAAATAATCTGATAAAAAATTTGTAATTTTAATAATTTTCGTTTCCATATTCTTAATAAAATAAAAAATGACTTTTTTTATTTAATATATAGATGAAATAAATTTATATGTTTTAATTAGAAAAATTAATAATAAAAAATTTTTATATATAAGTAAAAAATAATTTTAATAAAATGACAAAGAATATTTTTAGTTTTAGCGATTTCAGAGTAAAGAAATCTGGACAAGTCACTCAAAACGATTTAGTTAATGAGATGGTAGATGCTATTGATGATGTTTACCGTGTAAGTGTAGATGTTGATCTTCCAAAATCTTTAGTTGCATCATTCATTAAGAAAGTTAAAGAAAATTCTGGAAAGGATCTTCGTGCAGATATGGGTGAAAAAAGATTAGCAGAAAGATTAGTACAATGGGCGATGGAAAATTATTTAAATATTGAGAATTTACCTGTTGAAATTGTTACAGGCTCCGACAAGGCTCCTGTTCAAGCTCAAACACAAGTTCAACCTCAATCACAAGAAGAGTTTCCTGAAGAAGGTCAACTACAAGACCAAACTCAAGCTCAAAGCCAAGTTCAAGCTCAACCACAAGCTCAACCACAAGCTCAGCCAGTGCAAAATTCACAGGCTCAAAAACCTGCAGTTCAAGTACAAGGCCAAGCTCAAAAGGCTCAAACCGCTGCTTCACAAGTTCCAGCACAAGAAATTTAAAAAAAAAAATAAAATTATGACAAGAATAGAACTTAAAGAGGAATTTTCTATTTTCACATCAAAAATGAGTGTGTTGTTAGAAAAAGTTGATCAACAGTATCATTTGATTAATGAAAAATATGGTAATGAAAACGCTGATCTTTTATTAGAAGGCTTTTGGGATACTTTAAAATCAGGAGCTAGTAAGTTAGGAAAAACTATTGGATCTGGTGTTAAAGGTGTAGCTGATGCAACAAGTTGGCTAAAAAATAAAGGAATTGAATTAGGTGAGCAAGCATTAAATTTGGTTAAAAACTTGGCTAACAAAGTTGAAGAATATGTTAAAAATGCATATAATTGGATAGTTTCTGCGCCTGGTAAATTTATTCAAGTTATGAAGAATATGTACTTAGATTTAAAGAATAATCTAGAAAAATTAAAAGATTCTGCTAAAGATAAATTTCAAGAAATTGTTACAACAGTTAGCGAAAATATTGCAAAAAAAATTATTGAACCATTAAAAGCTAAATGGAATGATTTCAAGAATAATTATAAATCTTCAAAAGAAAGTTTAAAATCTGAATATTCTGAAGTTAAAAATATGGCAAATGATTTTGTTAAAAGTGGAAAAGAACACTTGGTTTATATAGGTAAGATATTATTAAAGGGTATGGAAAATGCAGGCTTTTTTATTTTAGGCTTATTGATGTTACCATTTTATTTAGCTTTTAAGGGATCTGAATATTTATATCAAGTTGGAGAAACTGTTGTTAAAAGTATTAAAACTAATGCTCCCGAAGTTTGGTCATCCTTTAAAGAAGGATATGCCGAAGGTAGAGGCGAAGCAAAACCAGCAGAAGCTACAAGCGAAAAATTTAAACACGTTTATTCTTTTGATAGTTTTATTAAAAGGTAATACAAAATAATTAAATTTATTAAAAAATCCTGAATATTTTTTATTCAGGATTTTTTTTAAAGTAGTCTGTTGTTTTTAATTATTTTAAAAATACCCTTAAAACACAAATAAAAAAAGTATACTACTACACATTGAATATAAATCCAAAATATAAATTTTAATGTGGTTATATTATATGACATTAAATTACTTATTACATAATCTAAGTAACCTACTAGAAATAAAACTGGTACGTAAATTAAAAACAAGTGTGTAAGTGATTTTAAATTTTTGTTCATATGTTTATAATTTTATACAAATATAAGCAATATTTCGCAAATTAAAAAATGACTTTTAATTATTAATATATAATTAAAAATAAAATTTTTTATGTCAATGAAAAAATATACTGATTTTTATTCTGTTGATTCTAAAAAAACCAATACAAATAATACTAGAAAAATGAAGCCTCTTAAAGAAGATATTTTAATAACTCCAAAAACATCTTCTAATATCGAAATATTAGAAGATAAAATTGTAAAGTTTAATAATATTGAACTTAAAGATATATTAGAAAATTTAAAATCTAAATACCCCGATACCGACTACTATATTAGAAAGAAAAATAATGAACTTCATATAGTTAAATATAACGAAAATCTTAAATTAGATATTAATACTTTTGTTAATACTCTATTAAAATTCTATTCCCAAAAACAAAATTTAAGAAAAATTACAGAGGGCATAAAAGTAAAAGGTAATGGTAATTTTTGTATTATTGAAAATATGAAATCCCAATATGATAATAAATTCATAGAAGATTTGATAAATTTATTGACAAAGAAAAAGTAAGCATGATTTTAGATAAATATATTGAAGTTACAATTATTAATCATAACATTGAGCATTATAAAAAATTAGGTTATATTGTTAAATGTAAAGATAAAATTATAGTTAAATCTGAAGAATTATCAAATGGCTCTCATTGTAGAGTTAATTGTTTGTGTGATAATTGTAGAGAAATAACAAATATAAAATATCAAGATTATATTAGAGTTATTAATAAAAATGGTAAATATATTTGTAACAACTGTAACAAGAAAAAATTTAATGATTTATTAAAGAATATTAGAAAAAAATCTTTAAATAAAAAATATGGCGTTGATAATGTTTTTCAATTAGAATTTGTAAAGAATAAAATAAAAGAAACAAATATAAGAAAATATGGAGTTCCACATCGTAAACAAAATGAAAAAGTTAAAGAAAAAGATAAAGAAAATAGAATAAAAAATGGGACTCAAATACCAGATAATAAATTAAGTGAGTATCAAATATATAAAAAGAAAGTTCTTTATTATACTAGAAAAGATAAAAAATTATTATATGAACAATGGAATGGATTAGATTATTATGATAATGAATTAATAATAAATAATAAAAATTTACATTATAATAATGAGTCGTATCCTAATATAGACCATAAAATTTCAATAAAATCTGGCTTTATTAATAATATAAATCCAAAAATTATTGGAAGTATTAATAATTTATGTGTAACAAAAAGAATAAATAATTTATCAAAGGGTAGTAAATATTCTATGCCAAAAAAATTAAAAGAAATATTATGAAAAAATACAACGAATATGTAAAACTTTTATTAGAATCAGCACCTAGGCTTCCTAAAAGTGAAGATTATTGGTTAAAAAAAGGTAAAACTGGTAAAGATGTTTGCCTTATATTTCACGATGACCTTGACGGCATAACATCTGCGATTATAATGAAAAACTATTTAAAAAATCAAGGATTTAAAATTAAAAAATACGGCATTATTAATTATCAGGAAGGTTGGGGCGCATTTAGAATTGATTCAAAACTAATTACAATTGCGCTTGATTTCGCTGAAGATATTCCTGGTGTTGATTATTATTGTGACCATCACGGTGTTTTTGAAGAAGATGCTAGATTAACTCAACAAAGGTATTCTATTAAAACTGAAACTGGTTCAGCAGCAGAAGGTATTGCTCAACAATTAGGGGTACCATTTTCAAATGATATTAAAGATTGGATAGATATGGTTGATTCCGCTAAATATAGTGATTATGATGTTGATATAAAAGGTATTTTAGATTTTGATCTAAGGCAAATTATTAAAAGTCCTAATGCTAAGTTAAAGTTTGCAGCGGCTTTCAATCAATTATTAAAGCGTTCTGATCATAAAACTTTTATAGAAGTTGTTAATGCGTGTGATCAGCCGTCTATTTTTAATATTTATAGATTATTTAAGTTATTTTTTCCTAAGAACAATCCTAATTTTAAAACAGGTGTTGAGCCAGAATTTGTAAGTGATGCTAAATCTAGGTTACAACAAATGCAAAAAAGAACAAAAGGTGAGGGTTATGAACATCAAGGATATGATTCAGAAGGTAAAAAGATTAGGTATATGACTCAACAAGATTTTTGGAATGATTTTGCAAGAAATTTACCATATTCAGAAGTTGATGATAAAGGTCAACCTGCATTAGACAGTAAAGGAGAGCCTATAAAAAGTGAAAAATGGCAAGTAAAACCTGGAGTTTATCAATTAATTGGAAATTTAATGTATGTTCCATCGGGTACGTGGGCGAATGCATTAAGAGCTAAAGCAATATTTGTTCAAGATTTAGAAAAAGGAATAGTTCCAGATGATCCAAAATTAAATTTTGTTTTATTGCAATATGGTAATACTTTACAAATTGCTGACATATCTCAAAAAATAGCTAACATGAATAAAGAAGATTTACCAAAAGATAGAAGTGGAAAGCCAATAGATAATTTAGGTAAATATATGGAAAATTTAGTTAAGAATTTTAAAGAGCATCTTGGTTATTTTGATGAGAGAACTGTTGCTGGCGGTCACACTGGAATCGGTTCAATATCTAATATATTTGGAAAATGTAAAAATAAACCATATGAAGGTGCTAAGTTTTTAGATATGTTTAAAAATAAAATCATAAACGATATATCAGGAGTTAAATGGTCATTAACTATGGCTTGGAATGAAGTGGAAGAAGTTAATAGGGTTATAGCACCTGAAGAGGTTAATAAAAAATTAGTTGATATAGAAGATGTTCGTAGTGAAGAAGATGCAAGAATTGAAAGAGATGAAAGAGAAATTTTAAATTATTTAATAGTTAATGATATTAGAAAATCTTCTTTATCGACTAAGTTTAAAAATGAAACAATGAGAAAAATATATGAAATTTGGTTAGATACTGATTTTAATGAAATTAATAGTGGTATAATTAAAGAGCCAGAGTTAAGTTCAATTTATTTTAAAAAAAATAAAGAAATAGAAAGTAGTAATTTGTTTGCTCAAATTGTTAAAAACTTTGATTTAAACGATATTTATAGTTCTGAACCTACTGTTGCAAGGGCAAGACAACGTAAAGAATTAAAAAGA